GAGGAAGGGACGACGAATTTAGCACACGACCCAAGCACGGATATAGCATGGTGGAATGCCGCTCCTACAAGTGGGTTATCGTGGGGCAAAGCAAACGAGTATAGTGCTGCGGAACAAGCATTACTAATAAAAAGCTGGGCAAAGTCGCATCATGGGCATTCTTTCTACCTGCCCATAGAGCGCGACGTGTATTTTACCCTGCGAGCAAAGATAAAAAATGTAGTAAATTCACTTTATGGACAATTTTATATAGTCTTATATAATGCATCTAATACGGCTATTAAAACAAACTTTGTCCCAGACATCTTTGCCCAGTATCAATGGACAGGACATTATACTACCGACTATTCGGAAGCGTGGATAACATATAAAATACCGAGCGGTGTTTATACTGATGCTGTTAAGTATACGATACAGCTTGTTGGACACGGTAGTTCGGAAAGCGAAATTTATCTTAAGGACATTCAGCTAGAACAGAAGCCATATAAAACATCATGGCATTCGTATAACTCCACCCGCTCCGCCGAAACACTCACCATACCCACGACTGGAGTGCTGAATCCGCAGGAGGGGACGGTAGAATTTTGGTGGATGCCTTTATCGGGGCTTTTCAATAATAACATTGGTGGTGATGGATATAATAGAGTTCTTGGACACTCAACAGGAGTAAACCGTAATGAATTTCAGTTTTTGAGAATAGCAGGAACAAATAAATTAGCGTTTACCATATCGAATGCTTCTGCTGAGTGGGCAGGAGGTACTTTGGCAGCTTGCCAATCAACAACAAATTTTGAATTGAACAATTTTTACCATATAACGCTTCGATGGTCTCAATCGCAAGGTAAATTTTCTATGTTTGTAAATGGAATAAAAGAAGCTGAGGCTACCTACAATAAGTTTCCAACTATAGTTAATCCGCTTTATGTTGGGTCTCATCAACAACGTAGCAACCGCAGAGGTAATATAATCATCGACGACCTCCGCATCTCCAGTATAGCACGCAGCGATGAGGAGATACTGGCAGCATACCAGAGCGGGCAGCTACTGCCAGTGGATGAATACACAGCATACAAATTAAAGTTTGATGATAATTTAAACAAAGAAAGAGCTACTCCGCTAATTTATCAGTTAGCTGAACCAGTGGAGATGCCTATTGAGGTATCAGGCAACCTAATATCTTATCCAAGCGGGACTATATATGTAGAGCCATTTGTAGCTGATGCAGGGGTTTATACGGACAAGATAGAGGTATTACATCAGGATTTGCCTATAAAGGCTCTAGAAAAGTTGTCTAAAGTGGACTTCGTGACAGGCGTTGAAACGGAATTGGATATAGATGGAATAGTCATAGCAGAAGATAAGCTATCTTTCACCCATCCAGACCTGACCAGTGGCGACATTGTGTTCTTTGTGTATGAGTATGACAAGGAAGGCACAACGGCTGAAGCTGAAATTGAGTTCTACGACAGCCGGTTTGTAGTGAAGGACGATGTGACGGAGAAATTCTATAAATGGGCTGTAGCTGTAGCAGATGGTGTACCTAGTATAGTGCTGGTGGAGGTGTAGGCGATGAACGAAATACTTATACAAGCATTATTGGCACGAATAAAGGCAGGTCAAATGACAATAGAGCAAGTGCCGATACCGTATCAGGAAGAGGTACGGATACGGCTGGAGCAGGATGGGCAGGTGCGGGGAGAGATTGAGGCGAGGGCGAAGGTGATGGAGTGAAGGGAGTGATGATATGACACTTGAAGAATTAAAAGACTTAGTCAAAATAAATTTAGGTATACAAGAAAGTGATAAAGACTTAATCATCCTTGATGTTATCCAGGAATGCCTGAGCTACTGCAACCTCAAAGAGCCGCTTGCAGAAATGGAACCCTTTATACGCCGCAAGGTGAAAACAATACTGGACTATGAGGCAGAAAACGGAGCAAATGCGGTGTTTGATGTGAAGAGCATTAAGGAAGGTGATACCTCTATTACCTACAACACTGATGAAATATCCAGGGAAACTATCTATGGCCTGTCTGATAAAGACAAACGGGTTTTATCCCAGTATCGGAGGTTACGAAGATGAATGCGCTTCAAAGGCTGTGGAAAGACCGGATGGATATATACCGCTGGGTTGAGGTTGTAGAGGGCGGTATTACAAAGCAAAAAAAAGAGCTGCTATATGAAGGCATCAAATGCCATTACAGCAAGGGCCAACTGGTGGATACAGGGGAGGATGGAGTGCCTACACTGATAACTTCCCATACGCTGTTTTGCGGTCCAGATGTGGACCTTCGAGAAGGTGATGAGGTTGTTGTCAGCCAGAGGAATGGAAAGCAGGTTACTCTCACCGTAGGCGAAGGCTTCCCGTATAGCTCCCACCAGGAGTTTTCCGTGAAACGAGAGGATACGGCATGAGCAGCAATTATCGGAGGAACAAAGCGTTTATTGACAAGTACCGGAAAGAGCTTCAAGCAATGCTTGATGATATTTCAGAGATTGACAAAAGGGTGCTTAATAAAGCTGTAAACGTAGGGCTTGCTGATGCAAAAAGAAATACGCCTGTTGTTACAGGTTTCATGCGGAAAAGCTGGGCTGTTTCGCCTACTAAGAAAACTTCGCAAGGTGTCGAAAAGGAGTTGATTAATTCTGCAGATTACAGTTCCTTTGTAAACTATGGTCACAGGCAAGAGGTTGGTAGGTATGTACCAGCAATAGGAAAAAGACTGGTGAGGCCGTGGGTAAAGGGCAAATTCATTTTGGAAAAAGCCGTTAGCAAAGTTGAAAAGCAGCTTGTTGAGGAATTCAGGAAAGAAGTTGAGAGGGTGAACCGAAAGCATGATAAATGAAATCAAACAGACAATTGCACAAAAGATATTAGAGCTATACCCGACAGCTACCATTTATGACGAAGACATCCCTCAAAACTTCAAAACACCCTCTTTTTTGGTAACCGTCATTGAACAAAGCTATGGCAAGAGGCTGGACAACAAATACAACAGCACCGTATCCTTTGATGTGGCCTATTTCAGCGATAAGGGGAAGAGCGAGATAAAATCAGATTGCCAAGCAGTAATGGTGAAACTGATTCGGGCCTTTGACCTGATGGGCGGCTTCCGGGCGCAGAACCTGCAGGCAACTATTGTTGATAACGTGCTGCATATTACTTTTGATGTGATGTATTCGGAAATAAGAAAAGAAGAGTTTCCAAAAATACAAGAGTTTACTTCAAACGCAAATATAAAGGAGTGATAATGACATGGGTGGAACTTGGACCAGTCAAAATAAAATATTGCCAGGTGCCTATATAAACTTCCTCACCAATGCCCCGCTATCCATAACACCGGGAGAGAGGGGCATTGTTGTTATACTGCAGGAAATGAGTGTAGGCACGGCAGGAAAAACGTATCGAATTAGCGCAACGGATCAGAGCGAATGGCCTGAAGGGGTAACAGAAGCGGACAAGTTGCTGGCAAATGAAGCACTGAAAGGCGCTCAGACAGTAATAGTTTACAACCTTGGCGCATCCCATGGCGGAGAAGATGTAGAAGATGCATTAGGATTCTTAAAAACAGTAGACTTCAACGTACTTTGCTATCCTTATGATGGAGAAGATTATAATGCTAACAAAACCGCAATCCAGAATTGGGTCGAGGAAATGAGAGATGATGAAGGGGTAAAAATCCAAGCAGTAATGGCCAACCACGCAGCAGATAGTGAAGCCGTTATTAATGTCACGCAAGGCGTTGAATTGTCTGATGGAACAGTTTTGACGCCTGCACAGTGTACTGCATGGGTAGCCGGCATTACAGCAGGGGCTTACATTAATCAATCTAATACAGGCAGGCTCTATGCCGGTGCCGTAGACGTTGTGCCAAGAATGACAAAGACAGAGATGGAGGCTGCTATTCAAAACGGGGAATTTATCCTCAAGGTAGACAGTGCTCAAAATGTAACTGCAGTATACGACATTAACTCACTCACCACCATTACCCCGGAGAAAGGCAAACAGTTTACAAAGAACAGGTTGATTAGGACCATTGATAGTATCAACAATGATATCAAGACTATTTTTGAGAGCAACTATGTCGGAAAGGTTGACAACAATCCTGATGGCCGGTCATTGCTGCGGGCTACTCTGATTGAGTACTTCAATGAACTTCAGAGGCTGAATGCGATCCAGAACTTCCAGCCTGAAGATGTGACAGTATCTCCTGGGG